CACTGTTTATCCACTGCATAGCAGCGGCCTTACCAGCGTTTTTTGCACTGCCACTTCTAACTGCTGCTGAAAAGTTTTTAGCATATGGTTTAGGATTTTGAAAATGCTCATAAAACTTTATAGATCTTAAGTATACTTGAGAAAAGTATGAGGTATAGAATTCATTAAATGTTCTTACGAATGATCCTCTGACTGCTTCTCCACCAGGATTTTCAATAGTAATAGGACCTTTTCTAAAAAATTCTTTACCATCAATTTCAAAGAATAAAACTTCTGCGTCTTTTTCTTGAACGGTTACTGACTCTCCATCTTCCATAACCTCGGCCTTGTTGTAAAATGGTTCACTGCCACTTTTAGGGCTAGTATTTGACTGTGTAAAGTTTGCACTAATGACAGTGCCACCTTGACCAGATTTTATATTAAGTTCTACAAGTCTTGCAAATGGGTTTCCAACCTGTCCCCATTCGTATATGTGATGAAGCATTTCTGGGTGCATTCTGGCCACACCATCTAGGTATTGATAAAAAGCATTAACGCTTGTATTAGCCATCTTTAAGGCTATCTTATTCTTGCTTTGTTTTGTTTCACTTAAAAATCCATCTGAGTATTTTACAATATTGTTTATTGTTCTACTTAGTTTAACTGTATCAAATTTTACGGCTATAGCACTCATTAGTATAATACCTCGTTTTGTCTGGTTGATCTTGCAAGGTATCCACGATAGAACTCTACTTCATGAAATCCATTATATGATGGGACAAAAGTTTTTAACTCATATTGAGTTGCCTTTTGATTCTTTTCTAACCACACCACTTTACCAGCAGGATCTTTAACATTTGTTATTAAAACTTCAGTTATTGAGAATATGCTGCCATTCTTTTTCTTTTGAACATCTTCATTGGTTCTTAATAGAACATCTGAGTTATATTGAAATATTGGTCCAGTATTCTTTAATTCTCCAGTAAGAGTCTTATCTGACATAGAGGATATAATTGAACATTTGATTATTCTATCCAATACCCACGTTTTTTGTATAACACCTAATTCATCTTGCTTGCTTTCGGCATAATATAATTCAGCAGACATTGGATAATAAATATCTGTTAATCCAGATGCACTAAACATTTAGAACACCCCGACACGAATGGGCTTCTGATATTTTTCCAGTATTCTGTCTACTACACGATTTCCTGTGCTGGCTGTCCAATTTTTAGCAAACTTAATTTTAAAATCATCGTTATCAAATGATTCAATGTATCTATTAACATACTTAAGACTATCTGTTGCAATATCTTGAATAAGCATGTCTGTAGCGTCTTGTATGTCTTGAGGTATAACCTTCCATCCAAAGTCTGCATCTACACTGTACTCATACCCATCGTAGAATTCTACATCTAGATATCTATCTCTCCATACTTTGGTATAGTCAACTCTGTTATTGCCATTTGGTAGATTTTGAACTATTGCACTTAGTTGTTTTTTATAAACAAACTCTTGATCATTATTCTTTAGACTATCGTCACGTTCAAACATAATTTCGTTATTTTCTAAAATGCTATAAATCTTTCCAGTAATTGGCTCATCTATTAAAAGTTGATCTGAGTTGTCTCCAATAAATTCTTTCTTTTTACGTGTATATTCAAACCCACCAGTATGAGAATCTATGATATATCTTGCAAGTCTTTCATACTCTGTGGCCTGGGTATTTGTAACTTTGAGTGCTGTTACTATTGAAGATATACTAGTATAGGGTCTTACAATATCTATATTAAATATCTTAACTAAATCATCATTTGATATTTTTTTAACGGAGGCAGCAAGTTTTGCTGTGTACTCTTTAAAGTTTGAAGGCATTGTAAATACTACAGTTCCAGATACATTAGATGTTGCTGATGCTGAATATTCATTGCCAGTAATTAAATCATTTAATTCTATTAGGTAGTTTGTGCTTGCAGTTAAACCTGTAACGGATGCACTTAGTGAACCACTATTATAATTTAAAATTTCCATGTGTGCACCTCTATTTAATTATACTATAAAAGAAAAGAGAGGGACAAATAAATGCCCCTCTCTAATTGGTTTAAGGATATTATCCTTGCATTCTTGCTACTGCTGATGTTTCTTCGATTTGTACACCAAAGCGTAAGAATACTGTATATTCTACAGTGTCTTTCTTTGGTTGGAACTCACGATGAACTGTAATGTCTCTTTGGAAACCCCAAATGCGATTTTCAGGGAATGTCAAAACGACACGGTTTGCAGGCATCAAAGGAACTTCCAATAAAGGAAGACCTAGAACGCGGTAAGCGATAGGTGCACCAACAAGTTGTGGTTCTGCTCCGCCAATAACTCTTTCAACGATTCTTTCGCTGTTTAAGTTACCTGCTGATCCAAGACCATTAATGATGTCAGATACTGTTTCTGTATCTGCGTAGAACTTCATGTTAGCACGAGCCGCACGATACTTACGAGGCATTGCTAATACCAATGCTTGTAGGTTTTCGACATTTGTGCCAAATGATGCACTTGCACCATTATTTTCTTTTGTTGTGAAGCCTTCAAGGATGTTAAGGAATGCGTTTGAGCCCGCTCCTGTACCATTGATTGCAAGATCTTCAAGATCGTTTGCGAATGCACGAGTCATTACGCGAACTAAGTGATCTTCTAATCCAGCACCTTCAAGGTTATCTTCTAGTGCTTCTGTTGAAACTTCCCAATCAAGACGAATCTTTTTTGTTGTTAGTTCAACCTTTGTAAATGTTACGCCAGCGTTTGTGTATGTGTTGTCTGCTTGAGCAGCGGCACGGATTACACGTTCTCCTACGTTCATTTTTTCAAGTTCTGCAGCGTTTGTACGCATTGTTACTCTGCGTCCATCTCTTGCCAGTACTTGTTGTTCGAAAATATATTCGATGAATTGGCGTGATTGTTCAGGTGATAAGATACCTCCGTCATTTGCGGAACTACCGTATACTCCAAGGTCTCCAGCGGCTGGGGTTGATACTGCTCCAACTCCACCAGAAACGATTGATCCTGTACTTGCAGCCTTTTCTAAAATTTCATCTGCCATAATATTTCACCTCCCAGTGAATTTTGTTTTTAGCGATATAGGTCAGCGGAATTGAGGAAACGCCCGCCCCACATCGTTTTCTTTGTTACTTGTGTTTCCTGAACGACCCCGCCGAGGTCGCCAGACTTACGGATAGCGGTGTCATCTTCTAGTGAGTCAACACGCTTTCCAAACTCGTCAACATTGTTTTTTACTTTTGTAATTTCCTCTTTTGCGGAAACAATGCTTTTTTGTAGTTCTGTCATCTTTTCGTTAAGTGACTTAACTGTTGCCACCAAGTCTCCAAGTGCTGAAGCAACTGTATTTTGAACCTCGTCAATAGATTCTTGTACTGTATCTACAGCCTTTGCCAATTCTGCGTCTTCGCTATCTTCGGCGGGAGTGGCGGCGTTTTCTGCTGGTGCATCTTCTACTACCTCTGCTGGAGCAACTGCTGCTTCTGCTAGTGCATCTGCGGCTGGTGCTTCTGCTGGTGCTTCTTCTGCACTATCAGATTTTTCAATGTTTTCTTCGGTAGCAACTTCTTCAGCGGCTGGTGCTTCTGCTGCAACTTCTTCAGTTACGGCTGGTGCATCTGCGGCTGGTGTTTCAACAACTTCTTCTGCTGCTGGTGCTACTTCTACATTTTCTTCTGCCATATTATTCCCCTCCTTATTAGGATTTTCAGCCTTGGTTAATTTTTCACCAAGTCTAATTTTCTGTGACTTAAGTAAGCCTTTTACCACAGAATTCTTTTCAGTATCGTTTGATTCTACAAAGCCTATGTTTATCATATGTTTTTCACATGATGGGCAAGATGAATCATCTTCTTGAGAAAGTCTTACTAGGGAATCAGATTCACACCAATAAACATTTTCAAGATCTACTTTACTAATAATACCATCTATTTTGTTACTGCCGTCTGCTATTTTTTCAATTGATATAATATTTGCAAATTGATTAGCAGGATTGTCTACTAATGAGAGTTCGTGGAGGTCATAGTCTTTAATAACCCTAATTGCTTTGTCCATCTTGGCATCAT